ATTAGAGACATAATCGCCAGAAAAGGTAGCACCTTCGTATGTGGGTACATATTGGCTAACGTAGTCCCCAAGATATTCTTGCTCATACTGGCTTTGATAATCAGCTTCAAAGTTTTGAGTGTATTCAGCATCATATCCTGTGTCATAATCTGGCGTGTAGTTGCCTAGATATTCCGCTTCGTATGTACCTTCAAAGTCAGCAGTGAAATCGCTAGTATATGTAGGCTCATAATTACCTTCATACGTGTCAACATAGTCGGTTGCATAATCTTCTACGTATTGACTTGAATATGCAGGTGTTGAAACATAACCTGGGTCATAATAATATTCTAGTCTAGTATCAATCGCACTACCACGAGCAACCCACGTTCCTGTTTCAGTAGGCGCACCTTGAGTAGATGATCTTAGTACATATTTACCAACACCAGTAGTAGCAATGGCTTTCTTAACTCTTTCGCCAAAAGTAAATTCGACTTGATTGTCTGTATACTCATTTAATCCTGCGTATTCACCCAAGACGCGCTTCGGATATACAAGATTAACTTGAGTAGGCGCAGTACCTGACTGTCTTAGCCATATTGAGTAGTCAGTTGTCGATCCGTCTGCTCGTGTATCTGTAAATACGTTGCTAACAAATTGAATCCAATCAGAGCCTGGGTTGTTAGCATTTAATCTGTATGTGCCTGGCAATTCGTTTGCCATAATTCGTATGACTAATTTTTGGCAGAACGAATCAAGTTCTGCGTCGGACATTTCTTTGATACCATTTGGCGTTAGATATCTGGTCCAGAAAACAGGGTTCTTTTTGTGTACGCTTTGCGTAACAATACCAGCATTGGATTGATATAAGTCATATTGAACGCTGGTCGCTTCTGGCGGTAATGTTTCTTCAACATCGACAGTCGCAAACGATATAGACGAGTTAGCGGTATTATTAGTTGTGTTGTTTAAGTCTGTGGTACTCACATTCAACGAAAAGTTTATTACTCCAGGTTGAGTCGCCTTAACCTCAAACTGTGAGATAAATGTGCCTGTCAGACCATAAACAAAATCTTCCCATTCGACGCGAGTATCTTCGATGATAGACGCGGACGGTGTTGTTGTTACACTTTCTGTACTGAAGAGTGCTGTACCAGACTCGGACAATTCGTGAGCGATCTCTTCAAAACCTGTCTGAGCATCACCTGTAACAATAACTCTTACAGTATCGCCAACAAAGATAGGAGAGGGAAATTCGTTTACTTGTGCGAATGTCGCAGTATGAACACCGGTAGTTGTGTCCGATATATGATCGACAGCTAGATTAACTGTCCATGTTGTTCCTGGAGTAGAACCTATAGTGGTTTCGTAAAACGTATCATCGATTGAACCGACTAGAGTGTTAGCAGTAGAGGTTGTAGTTAGAGCCGAAGCATCTTCTGCGCCCATTTTACCTAGATGAACACCCGCCCTATAAGCAATAGAATCGAGATCAACGGAAGCTAATTCTTGAAGCGCGCCATTGCCAAGATGTTTTAAGGGTAGAGACATAGGTGTCAGTCTTCTTATTCGTCAGGAGTTACATTTATTTATACGTTATCTGAGACTAACAATTCTAGTATTTTTTTAATATCCGCTATGTCTTTTTGGAGACTATCGACCTTATTCTCTAAGGCTGTATGTTCAATTTTCTTTGCGGCTCGTATTCTTTTTTGGGTTCTAGCTAGTTCGATTGCTTTTGTATCTACACTTAGTATAGCGTTTGTTTCAACATCTCGAACTAAACTAGGAACCCCCTCGACTTTTATGTGACGATGATTGATCATACCGCTAAGTACTTGACCACACTATTGCCTATGGTTACTGGCTTACCACTATTCTTACTTTCTAGAATGAACTTAGTCTGAACTTGACTAAATGGAGGTATTGTGCCATTCTTATCACCGACTAAGAATTCTACGGAGCGCACACTTCCATCCTTTACGATAGCGTCAGTAGGATTTTGAACTACCCACGGTGTGTTCTGAATATCTTGATCAGAAGAACAAGCCCGATAGGCTAATCTAAAGTTGCCTTCTGAGTGAACAGACGCGTCAGTCTTAATTTGAATACCAACAGCAGTCTCTTGCAATACTACAGGGCTGTTAATATGAGACGCTACTGTAGTACTACCCGTTGCAGATGTTTCAGCGACAGGATAGATATGCGGTGTAACTGACGGATCATCGATCAAGTTGTTAACAGTTATTAACGAAGAACGCTGTAAATCAATGATAGGAGAAACAAAATCGCTTGCTGATTTCATATCAACCTTGAAGTAAGCAGAGGCAATGCCCGCACCAATATCTGAGTCTTGAGAATAAGAGTTATATAACGTATTGACCTTCTCAAAATCAGTGTTTGTCTTAGGCGTGATTCTCGTATACTTCGTATCTCTTACGAATCGTGTTTCAGAACCAGATACAGACTTACCAGAAGTAAATTGTGCAGAGACATCAATCGAAGTCGTGTTAGGTATTATCGATTCAATATGAGGATTAGCGACAGAAAAGTTAGTGTTTCCTAAAGAAAGACATTTCTCACCACCACCAACTTCAGTAGTAGTCGCTGTGACTCTATTACTTGGATCAATCTCGAAACGATATCCGTATGCATCGACATCAATAACTTCGAAACTACCGCTTAACTGCGCAGAACTGAATCCACCTATTTCGGCACAACTATCTAGTCTAGCACCATCTCCTGGCTGTAGACCGTGATTGGCGTGACGAACATATATTTTATGATCACTAATTGTAGTTTGTAATGGGTTCTCACTCAATAGTCTAGCAGGAACATCAGCATTTTTCAATACAAGACTGCCGTTAGCTCCACCGTTCGTACCAAACTTAGCGCGTGTTAGCTTGAACATTAAGTCTTGATCTTTCGAATCAGTCCAGTTAACACCATTCTGAGGTAAGAACATTACTCCTGGCGCAGACTGTGTTGTGATGGATCTAGCCTTCGAATTGATTACTGGTTCGCGAGTCTTTGCAGTGTAAAGCTCATACTCTGTAGATTGCGAAGTGACCACAATAGCGTAGTCTTGCCCAGGCGATAAGTAAAGTGGCTCTTCAAATACGAAAGGTGTTGGTGCACCCTGAATAGTAACCAATTGATTCGTATTAGATGTTGCGACAACATCAGCACTATTAACATATACATGTGAATCAGGTATAATATCTGAAGTTGACGGCTTGCCATTCTCTACCGGACGAATATGAACAGATACAGGTAAGCCAGTAGTCGTTGGCTTTGACTTGAAGAATAAATCAATCTTAGTCAATGTAACACCAACATCGTTACTTACATGAAAAGTCTGCGCTAATGGATTCATCTTAGCCGCTTGGACTGTAGCAGGTAAAATGTCTGCAAACTGATTAAAGTTAATGTTAATATAATCGGACAAAACTTTCGACATTTGAGTATTGTTTGCTAATGTCTGTAGAGCCGCACCATCTAGTGCAACACCATCAGGTCCATATAAACCAGATAACTGAGGATCGATTAGCTTAACAGAAGCCGCAGGTACTCTATCGAGTACACGTTTCAATTCTTTAGCAGAGTAAAGTTTACGCGTGTAGTTGTAAGGATAAAGATATTTATTGCCTCTAGAGCGCGTAAGAGGATTCGACCATACCCATGGCAACAAGCCCTTAGCGGTATAATGTGTAAATGCTTTACTGTTTGCACTAGCCCAGTCGTTCACGTTGATATCAAGAAGTTTAAATTCTCTTGCACCGGCTCTAAATCGTAGATAATATCTGTTATATCTTCCACGATATTTTGTGTGTTGTAGCGCATACTTAGGTGTAATATTAGGTATGAAGAATGACCCAATGACTTCACCGTTGGCATCAGCAATAAGATCAGTAGTTCCGTCAGGGTGACCAGACATTGTTGAGTAGGTATTCTTATTACCAATATCATCTACTCGATCTGACCACTGAACGAATGCAACCTCTTCTCGACACCATGTAGAAACATCTTTACCGTCAAAGAATGGAGTGAACTTAGTGTTCGGAGTTAAGCCTTGCGCCTTGAAGAAAATCTTTCGTGATCGAATCCATGGTACAAGAGCAAGATCGACTGTTCTATCACCAATCACTCTACGTAGACTTTCGGATGCTACTACTCGTCTAACATTAGCCGTGAAATTAGATCCGTTAGTTCGACCACCCCAATTCCACTGCCAGTTATTCCAGGAATGCGCTTGTTTTGCGGACAGCTTATTAGTACCAGCTAGAACTTTAACAGCATCTTGAATAGACTCTTTCCATTCATCAGTAGAAGGAGAAAGTTTTAATGTACCAACATTGTCGATCATTCCAAAAGGATTAATCTTTGTAGTACGTGAAGCAAGTTTCTGGAATGTCCATTCTGCGGAATCGTGCGCAAGATAGATGTTATCGCCCTTCTTGACAACACCCGTACTTGAGTGTGATGTTGTGAAAGCATCAGCAGTATTGTTTGGTACGTAGACTAGTCTAGTATTACCTTCTTCGAATGATGGTCTAATCAAACGATTCTCAGGATCTATCGAAGCTCTATGATCAGGTGAACCCGTGTCGGTGCCAGTATGATCAGTCGCTTCGTTGACTTGAAGACCACTAATGATACGAATTGCGCCATCACTGTCAAGTACGTTATCAAGACGCGCTTCTAATTCAAAAATACTAAGTGAAGTAGACTCTTCTATAGCATCGATCTTATTTTCTAGATCACCGATATCTTTCATCGTGTAGCCACGTTGTTGAGCAGTAGGCACGACAACAAGATCATTCTCATCCTTGGTGTTTGCATTCAATATGATCTTATACAATTCCATAGAGTTATCAGGTGTCTCTTTGAATTGTGGATCGCGGGCTTGTTGCCCCATTAGAATGTTGATCTCACCGTCATGAGTCATGATAACTTTATCAGCACGAGGCAAGTAATAATTAACGTCAGCAGTGATTAAAGAACCGTTGAGAGGAAGCGCATGTATATTCGACACTGTGCCCGCAGTATTTTGATCAGGTCTAAAGTCGATAACATCATGCAACGATATCTCTTCACCAGTATTCGTTATGTGCTTAGGAATATCACTATATGGTACGTTGTATGAATTGACCGCATAGAAATCGCCTGCACCACGAGTGAACGACTTGAAGTTTACATAGATTGTGCCTGGATCTGCGAAGCCGTCTTTAAGTACTAGGCGACCGTCACCGTAATAATTGTCGCGTTGACCATCATCTATTGTAAAGATAGTCGATAAATCATTACCAGCACTATTGTTTTGTCTGACAGAATCGACCGAGTAGATATCAGGAAGACCAAGATTAAAATACGTAACACCAGATACCGCATCTACAGAAGAAGTGAATGAAGTCGTGCCCGAAGTAGTAGCAGTCTTAGGCTTTATCGTAGCAGTCTTTTGCACAAACGCGATAATTTTATAATCGTAGTAAGATTGCGCGAGACTCGTTACAGAAGCATCGCGACCACTGTTAGTTATAGTAACAACATAAGTACTTGGTAATTCCACACCACTGGTGTGAGCAGTACTTAATATCCACTCAGAAGATTGTGTGTAAGACTGACCAACAGGTAATTGATCTAATGTGACCGCATTACCAACAGCAGTTTTCGTCTGATACTTCTGAACTGTTACTGTAATATCATCAAAGTCTGAAGGTCGTGCGTTGTTAGTAGCAAATAATAGATCGTTATTATCAGTCTCGTTTATTTTAACACCGTTTGTGGCGACAACTGTGTTAAAATAATTAGTAGAAGCCGTACCTAGACTTCTTATCTGGGCAATAGATTGACCGGGTTGCATAGTAACATCATAGACAAATACTTTTTGTACGGTGTCGCCGAAGTGTTGAATTCCTCGGACTCTCGCTGTACCGACTACAGAACCGCCCGCAGTGACAGCAGAGTATAGATTCACTTCTGTATAATCAATAATAGGAATATCTCGGTTGACGTTACATAGGAAATAGTTGCCTAACTGAATACCGATAGTATCGTTATTAACTAATTCAGTAGCAGTGGGTCTCGGCAATTTAAACTTAGCAGAACTTTGATTTTCTACTCTGTACCCATTGATATATGCTGTGCCTTCTGATACAATAAGATCGAGGTTAGAATCAAGACCGTTATCAAAATCGTCGACGTTAACAGTAAAAGGATTAACTACATAATCGCCCGACTCTTCTTTAGTGCGTATAGAAAGTAGATCATTAATTTTATTGAACGAGTCTTGAATTTGTATTTCTTCGCTGATCTTAGAGTTTTCAACTCGGGCTAAGAACAAGAATGTTTGCGAGTCAGTAACTTGATCTTCGGTAGTTAGAACTAGGCTGATACGATAGCGATCAGCACCAGGAGAAGCCGCATTAACGACACCGTTTGTGTTGTCATATAATGCTTCAGTGTCATTGACAGTAATAATATCTTGAACGACTCTAAATCCTACGACAGTATCAATCGCAGAATTTTCGTAAGGAGATAATATGATAGACTGTTCAATAGTATTAACGAATCTACCTAGAGCAAAGAACTCGCCTTCTGCGACAGTGAACTTAACACCCTTACCAGTAGCGTTAGGCGTTTCTGTGATTAATTCATAACCACCACCTGACTGATCGAAGAGAGTGACCTGATCACCAAATCTAGTAGGAGTGTTTCCTGAGACTGCGCTTCCGTTATTGATATATTCAATGAACAACGTATCAAATAACTGCCCTGTTTTTGCTTGCGATACTTCTAGGACTTGTGCTTTGATATTAGTAATAGGATCAGAGAATATTGTTCCGACCGGTATAGCAGAGAATTCGCCACCTGCATTTGTCGAAGCGATCTTGATATAATCGTATGCGCTATTGATACTAGTGCCAGCACCTGAGATAGCCGCACCTTCTTTGTATAAATTGCCACCCATCCTGCCCATTTCAGCAAAGATGATACTCTGCATTTGAGTAAGTTCTCGGGCTTGCAATGCGCGACCACTATTAAACAATATTTGATGATAATTGTTCGTTGGGTCAAAATCGTCTGCGTAAGTACCTGGTAACGTAGCGGAAGTATATTGGTTTGCCATTTTTTAGTCTCTTATTATCTTAGCTGAATTACGATTCGAATATCTTCGGTTTGATTACTTGCTCTAGTAATCTCGTCTGCATTATTTATATACATTATATCACCCGAATATGCATCAATGTCAGGTGATAATAATGCACTTGTTCCTGCAATGCCTGTACGAATTAAGTTAGATAGCCCGTCTGTAGCATTGAATAGACCAAATCCTGTTTGTTCGTCTTGCCAGTAATATAATTTACTATCTAATGTATCGTGGTAATAGACCTTAGCTGTAGCTGTTCCTGCATCATTTTTGAATAGATCGTCGATTTCAAACGTGCCATTTGATACAGTAACAGATAGACCCTTCAAGGCACTTCCTGTGTTAGCAGAGAAAGCAGTCGAAGTACCAAAGGCGTTTACATTTTTGAATAGGGCGATTTGATTAAAGTCATTCTCTATTCTAATAGTTTCGTTCTCGTTCGCAATAAAGTCAGTCTGAAGCATCAGAGCGTTCGACTTTAATGTCTTGGCGATATCAGCATGAACGCCCAATTTCGGTGATAGTATAGGGCGCAGAACGGCATCGCCTACACTGAGTTTTAGATCAGCATAATCATAGCCACTTCCATGTCGATATTCACCTGTGTTGGCGTCTGTATCTACTAATACTCGTGTCACTGCTCCGTTAGAAATATCGACAGTGAATGCGGCTAGACTTCCGTTGCCTGTAACTGTTACAGTAGGAACACTTGTTACTGTAGTTCCACCACTTACAATCTCAACTCCTATTATTTCACCGCCTATAGAAGTATCTTGAAGATTCTTTTGTGCGTTCTCTTCTGCAATTAATCCAAGAGCGGATACTTTTTTAACCGGTGTCCAGTTTGCTGTTCTGTATGTCGCATAAGCCACGTTGGATATTCTATACATGAATCTCCATCTATATCCATCACCAAGCTCGAACGTCTTTCCGTCAGAGGCGTAGCCCCCACCTAGAGCGGAACTTCGTTGAAATGTTTGGGTGGGTTCGTCTACAGAAGTGTTAATAGTACCGTCAGATAATTTACCAACACCTACACAAATAAACACATCATTGAATGAGTTTATAGCATAGAAGTTTGTTAATGCGTGGTTGTTGTCATCCCAATGATTATAAATTGTACCACTCACCCAATTAACAGTAGGCACAACATACGAAGTATTCGCAAGTGTTTTGACTGACTGGAGGGTTTGTCTAATTTGAGATTGCGCATAGTTTGAGCCGACATCAGAAGGAGCAATGTTAACGAGACCCGAGGTATTATACGCGTCTCCCTTTGCTAGACCCACATAGTAGTTTGATACGGATCCGTCAATGTCTGCCGTTAACCCGTCTAGCAGAGACATTCGAAATTGATTAGTAATCGCTGAGGTCATGATTAGTTCTCTTATTAATATGTATCTATTTATACTGTATCTGTGAGTACTGCTAGAGCCGTTGAAGCCGTAGCATCGAATTTCAGAATGTTATTTCTGAAAGGATTGATCACTGACTGGTTAGCCGGAGTGGCATTAATCTTGACAAACTCACCATTAATGAGTGTGCCGCCAAACGAGTTTAATGTTACTGTTCCTGCGCCTGCATCATAAGAACCAATGGCATCGACTTCCGCACTGCCGGTAGCGACACTAATAGCTTGAATGACATTTGAGTCAAGAACATTCCGAAGAAAACATATCTTACCGTTAATAAAGAAGTTGCCTGAACTAATAACATATAGCGTATTATCAGGAGGACTTATTGAAGTTGGATAATTAATAATGTAATCAACCGCACCGAGTTTAGGATCGAATCTTGACTGCATACTAAGTTCTGCGCGACTGGACAATACAGAACCATCAACCGCATCAATAGCACTTAGCATATTCGATCTTCGGAAAGACTTGTCGAACGCACCAAGATTATTCTCGAAGTATGTTTCCATAGCACTAGCCACATTCGTCTCGACTTGCGAACGAGAGGATGAAGTCAAGTTAGGATTGAATTGAAAGAATGTTTTCACTTCAAGGAACGTGTCTACTGGATCAGAAAATTTAATGTCGAATGAAGCGACCGATAAGTCTTTTGCAAGATTCGTTATGGCTTCTTTAGTGTTAGTAATAACAGTAGCGTCAGTCGTAGAGAATTCGATTGATAGAAAGACTGATCCGTATGTCGCAGGAAAGTTATCTTCACCGCCCCAAGCTTTGATGTCCTTTATAACATTAGCATAGCTTCTGAGTGTCAAAGCGGCATAGTCTTCAGCAGTGACCATTCTGTTCTGCGAAGCGTATATGTAAGGCGCGTTTTTACGAATCGACTCAATTGATTCTTTTGCGTTACCACCACCAGATTGTGCGATAGTCGTTACAGTAATATCATAGCCTCCTGCAATCTGTGCATCAGGGCTAAATGTTCTTGCACCGTTCGCTTCAGCTCCAGATACAGCAGTGTATTCGACAAGAATTTTATTGCCTGCAACGGGTGCTTGAGAACCTAGACGAACACCATTACCAAACGACAACTCATAGAATCCGTTGGGTGTCTCTTTGCACACGAACAAGCGTGTTTTCTCGTTAATTGAAGTCGCACCGTTAATGTTGATAAACGTCTTTCCGTTTATAGAAGAAGGCGAATCAAACACTGTGACTTTGACTGTATCTAGGTCTAAGTTTGTTACTGGTATAACATATGAGTCGAGATCACTGCCTTGACCAGCAATGAATGATTTTGTTTTGACAACACCTTCATAGATAGGAACATTCTGATTACCATCAATCGCGAAGAAGTACTGATCGCTTCCATTGTTTCTTGCGACAAGTGTATTTCGTGTTTGGAACGTATAAGTCTTGTTATCGACAGTAGATGAAAATGTACTGCCCGCAGGTAATGTTACGCTTGACGGAGGATTAACATTGATTGTTGTGAATAGATTCACGACAGCATATGAAGCTGTTCTTGAATTGACGGTGTATCCCAAGCTACTTGCAAGACCAACAAGAGACGATCTAAGCTGTGCGGTACTTAAAAACGATTCGTTCAAAGCGTAGTTAGCGACCAAACTATTTTGGTGTGTGTTATAGGCTAGAACGTCAAGAAGACTCGATAGAGCCGAAGCCTCAAAGTTATAGTCACTAAATTCCGCACTGTTCTGTAGATGCACTTTTAGACTATTCTTTATTTCGTTAAAATCTAGATCAGTGGATTTAATGGTTGTAGCCATTACGCTTTCTCTCCGTTAAGATGGGGTAGATATGATAAGTACATTGCCAGAAGTATCTGCGAATGCTATTTCGTCACCGTCTTGAGTTAGAATTGCACCGTCAATAGTTTTACCTATATCTCTTGACAAGTAAAGTCCAAACTCTGATAATATGCGATTATCGTATTCAGTCTTAATTACTTGTTGAGGTATATCAGCTACAGTGACAGGAACAACCACGCCTCTATCTGGTCCGGCTATTTGATCAGTGATACTTAATCGCAGTGTATCAATTAATTGTGTATTGATAACACGAAATTCTATTGTAACATCGACCGTATTGTAATCAGGTGTGGCTGATACTTGAAGTCTCTGTACTGCAACCCTTGGTTCGTATCGTTCAATCGCTTCTGTGATAGCTGAAGATATTTCTTCGCCCGATTCTTCGTCAGCTAGACTAAACAATAGTGAATATAGGTCAGCACCGAATTGTGGTCTATAAGGCTTCTCGAAACGATTAGTTAATAGCAGAGTTTTAATAGCCTGCTTTACCGCACCCGCATCGGTCTTTTTAAAGATATCGCCATCCGTTGATGTCTTTTTCTCGAAGACTAGATCGAAGTCAGTATACAGTCGTTCGCTCGTAAGCCTAACACTAGTGTTAAGTTTACCGTCCTCTGTAGAGAAAATCTTAGCCATGCATTATCGCCCTTTTCTTTTATTTATAGTCTTTTCAAGAGAAGAAATCAAATATACTTTCTACTTCAGGAAGTATTTCGAGTAGTTCATCTTTCGCTTGAAGTTCACCATTGTATGTCGTTTCAAGCTCGTACTTAAATGAAAGGTCGTATGTCGTTGGAACTTTTGGCATCTCTAATATAATCGAGCATGTGAGATCGCCCGACGGATCGAATGTATCGTAGTCAAGTGTCAGTTTATCATAATGGCAATAGTCTTTTAAGTACACTGCTAGGTCAAACGACATTTGTGGGTCTGACTTACCTTTCTTGTCGACAAGCTGGTACACCACGGCTCTACCGGCTCTTCTTAAATCATTGATACTGCCAGCGGTGGGTCTCTCACCGATATAAGTTGGAATACGAGCTATCCATCCGTCCGGACCTTTACCAAACGATCCTTTATTTTCACTCGCTAGTTTCTTAGCTTGCGCTTCACTCCCGACAGCGCGTTCTTCTACTGTGAACTTTGGATTAGGTTCGTATATTCCTTCGCTCACAACTAAGCGATGCCTAGAGAAAAACGAGTTTGCTATTACTGACTGGATGACTTGAGTGTGTAGGACTAGATTACGAGCAATCTGTCTTTTATCAGGTGCACCAAAGAAGTCTTCCGCATATAGCGTATCAAGTTGTGTACGCGATCCTTTAGCACCTAAGAACTTCGCAAGAGATATGCCAGGACCAAGTTTAGTCGTAGACGTTATATCATCTTCGAAGTCAGGATTATATTGTGGATTAACCAGTAGTATCATTTTGTGTTCACCTTAAATCTTTTGCTTCTCGTGTCAGCGGGATTGTTTCCTAATGTAGTAGTTCCGAAATGAATTGTTCCTTTCTTATTTGCTGATCTACCAATGTTTCTAGGAATGTTCTTTTTAAAATCTCTGTTAAGTTTATTTTCACTTACAAGAAAGCTCGTAAATGCATTATTGTTAAAATGCGCTGTATCTCTTAGCTTCGATCTTATCTCATGAATCGAAGGATCTTCATTAAACAATTCTTTGTAGTCATCCGACTTACTTATCTTTTCTTTAAGTAAAGGGTCGACCTCAACATTTCTGATTCCGTAGTTGCTTGTCGATAACTGCATCTCTACTATAGCGGGGTTTGGTAAAGGTGCTGTGGGTGCTAAAGGAAGATACGTCATAATTCCAGGTATTGGATTAGGGGATGAAATTGTAGTTGGCTTTTCTTTAGCGGCTACTAACGCCTTAGCCGCACCACTTGCATATTCTGCGATAGATGATTTAATAGCATAATCTGCATGATTCGCTTCTGTAGCTTTACCGACCAATGTTCCGTAGAATGTCGCAAGATTAGTTAGACCTCCTGGCATACCACCATACGTCTTGCCGTAATAGTCAATTGTTGAACCACCTATTGTTCCTTTATGACCGATAACGCTAATATGTCTTGCGCTAATACCTGCCACGCTCGACGCGACGACCCACTCGTTGACAGCAGTTTGTGTAATATTGTTAGACGATAACATCTCAATATCACCTTCAACATAATTTTTCTGGTCACCTTTAACTAATACATTAGTAGAGCCTAATAGTGTTTCGGTGTTCATACCTACCACTTGTGCTCCTCTCGAACCTCGTATCGTATAGTTCTGATCTTTACCGACAGTTTTGTTGTGCCGACCTTTTATACTTTCTTTGGTGTCACCGGCGACAGTGACTTTATAATCGCCACCCACGTCGAGATTATAATCACCGCTAACACGTAAATTAAGACTACCTTTATAAACAAGATCCCCATCCCCTTCAATAATTGCGGTATGATCACCGCCTGTCACTTCAATTCTTTTATTTTTAGACACGACAACTACTGTGCCGTCAGCCCTCATTTCTACACCAGCGCCTGTTCTGTGCTTTAATAATATTCTTTCACCCCCGGGCGTATCGTCATACTCGATAACATGACCCGAAGGAGTTTCGTTAGTATCGTTGTGAGGATACATCGAAGGCTTTTGGCTAGGCATATCAATCGATACACCTAGATCACCACCACCAATATCAAGATTATTAACTTTCTCGCCTTTAGCGGCTTTGTTTACACTTGAGCTAAAGAAATATTCTCGCTTAGGAAATTCGCCTGACGGATCACTGAATCCATCTCTTGGCACACCGACGGTATCTTCTTGACCAACACCTAGATTTTTTTCTCGGGCGTCTAAATTATCTACTTTATTCGTCATTTGTTAATAACTCTTTAGCTGTAAAGGGTTGTTGCTTGAGCGGAGTCTTGAACTCACTCTTTAATCCAAAGTTCGATTGAGCGTAGGATATAACATCAAAGCCTGGATCTAATTCATCATCATCTATATCGATATGACCTACAATTTGAATACCAGGAATAGCATTATATATTGCTCGACAGACATGATCGAATGTGTTAAACTGACTACGGGTCAACGACTGTGCAGACAAGAAGTTTTCACTATTGGGTGTACCGCTCGGTACGTTAATTCCACCAACAAACGCTATCGATAAACTACGGAGATCGTGAAAGTTCTTTGGTGAGTGTTGACCTTGTATATTAATAGGTCGACCTCTCTGAAGAGAACCATCGCGACGAATAATGTAGTGATAGCCAATTCCATCTAACCCAGCGGCTAAATGATATTTATTGACTTCTTCAGAACCTATATTCTTATCTGTATGGGTCTCGGTCCAATGCACAACAACTTCAGTAACTTCTCGCTGTATATTCTTGATTTCAGCCCGTAATTCTTCGAGCGAAGATATGTACGGAAAGACTGGATCGCCTGCGCCTTTATTCCAATTCTTTTGATATGAACCAATAACATAAGGCTCTGCAAAGACTATATCAGATAATACGGGTCTTGTTGCCGCATGGATTGTCGTATCGATTGTTTGTAAGAATGATTTAACAACATCATACTCTTTACCAGTTTGATCATGTAGGAGTTTAACTGCTTGTGAAAAATCAGCGACATCTCCTTGCGATAAATTGATTACTTCGTTGATAACAACATCAGACAGCGTGAAGGGTGAATTGAATGCTGTGAAACGACTCCTAATGTCGCTGAGAGAGTCTTGACTAATACCTTGTATAATTCCTCTCTTAGAATCTTTAGCCACTCTTCTTTTAACAACACTTCTATACTCGTCGCCACTCTTTGAGAAATTAGCTCTATAGTAATCCGCACCATTATCAAGATCAGACTTTACGGACGTGCCGTCTTTGCCACCTGATAGATTAGTTAGATCAGAAACTTGTCCTGCGGAATTAGCTGAGATATCTTGGCTCTTAGTCACTGCACTTCTAAGGTCGACAATAGAATTATCAAGATCAGTCATAGACAGATTGAATGCGCTATCGTTATTTTTAGCGACACCCGTAATAGATGTTACTGAAGTGACAATGCCGTCAGAATCCCAAGTCGAAGGAATATTCGTTATTGTCTTATTAAGTGTATTAAGAACATTACCGCTATTATCTTTGATGTTAGCCAGACTGCCCGTTGTGGCATTTTCTAAATCGATCTTGACTGAGTTGATAGCATTTTCTGTGAGCGAAGCGATAGCTTCAGCTCCATCGAATGCACCTAATTTACCAGTAATGGATTTTGTTGCGCTGATTAGACCAGCGGGGCTTGCATCAGCAACTACTTTCTGAAGACTGCCTGGTCCTACTCCTAGTCCTGTGATCAACTGAAGTATCGCTGATACCGTAGCACTCGCACCACCGGACGCTTCGAGCGATGATGATAGTGGGTATACCATACCGTTAGCATCTGGATCAGTAAATACAACTTTAACAGAAGATCCGCTTGAACCTAAAAAGCCTGATATTACTGTATTGACTGCATCGGTACCCATACCCTTGAGACTTTGAAGTCCATCGTCGAGTAATCCTTCTGTAGATACAGTGTTTACTTTATCGCTATATTCGTCTATTTTAGAGGTGATGGATTGAATGCCACCTTCTACTTGACCTGCGATAGAACCCGCTATTGTTTCAGCAGTATTCTTTTGGCTTTCAATCGCTCTTTTAGAGTTTTCGATAATAGGAGTTTCGTCGATTGATTTAAAACTTGCTTCTACTTCACTCTTTAATACGTCATTGCTCATTATGATAAGACCTCTTCGTAGGCTTGTTGAGCCAACTTGTAGCTTTCATTTGTGTTCTTGAGATAGTATCTATTGACAACTTCACTCGCATCTTTGACATTAGTGGTTGCTATTAAACGACTATTGACTTGATTGAAATCGTTCCTCAATTCATACAACACGAACTGCAACTGAATAGAGAATAATTTCCAGTCAGCATTGGGTGAGAATTGAGAAGCAAAATTCAATAGATTAGTATATCGACTACCAAGCGTAGCTACTTTTCTCCAGTTAGCAATGCCAAGTTTAGGAGTAGTTAGTGAATCATACCACTGCTCGTCGTATAAAATAAATCGCGATTCAGCCTGAAGCGCACCTGTAATAGCTGAGGCTTGAATTAAATCATATCCATTATCAATAAAGAACTTCATCGATTGTTGTCTACGTAATCCAACAGAGGCGTTTCGTACACCATCATCTTTGAATTTTTGAGTAGTAACATTCTGTAATCTGCGTTTTGTATAGTCCGTTGCACTCTCGTTTGAAGTACGTCGATCAGTCTGTACAGAAGAAGGTAATTCTATTCTAGGTAATGTTCCTAGTACTAAGGGCAATTGCGAAGATACTCCGTCCATGAACATGCCAAAGACGAACGAGCCTTGTACTATCTGAGGAATACGACCAATACCTGAAGAACCACCTTCAGTAGTTGGCAATAGAACTTGAGCCCAAGGTAAATCCCTCTCCGGAATATCAGCGGTACTTGCGCTATGAACTCCGTTGATTCGAACTTTTACGCGTCCCTCTAGTCCTGCAGGTGGGTGTGCATTGATACATGTGCCCAAGAACCAACGAAGGTCATCACCGTAAAATTCTTTTTGAATAGGAGTTAGAATATTCATAGTGTGAAGTTATCCGGTAGGTCACCTAGTTTAGACAGCCTTAATTGTGCTACATGACTCTCGCTTGACATTTTATTATTTATCGCAACAATAAAATAATCACCAGACTTGCTCATGTCTACCTGTTCGCTCAAATCCTTCTCGTCTCCGTTAGCATCAGATTTTAAGAATAACACGCGGAGTTTATTACCGACAGTAACTTCACCTCGAATAAGCATACTTCCATCTATGCCAATGTCAATCATATTCTTTTTCATTATAGCACGAATGATTTTATTTTTAACCTTTAATCTCGATTCGATTATATTATTTTTATCGTCAAGAAGAGTCGATTCGTCGTGATAACTGAGGAATTGGTTGTAAGTTCCGCTCGAAGTCACTTGGTGAATATGTAAAGAGTTGTACGTATCTGACAGCTTGCCTCCAATCAGCAAAGCATCGTCATATATCGATTGAATTGTATCAGCAGAGATTAGGTCGTTCGTATAGAACTCGTCAATGATATCACGAATCGTTATGTGGTTGTCAACTGAGTTTCCTGTACCTGCATCGAGGTTTGAGTAGAAAGAACCGATCGCACCATCTTCGTAAAGTTCTAGTGCGTTATCACCCCCGATCTCGTTTATCTCTAAAACTTCAAAATAAGGTCTAAGAGGATCGTCTGTTCCTTGAACAGCCTTCGAAAATCTAAGGGGCAGTTTATCATTGATTACATCAGCTTGCAATAGTTTGTCTAAGTTAGCCATCTTCAATTCGTCTTGATATAGACTTGAGTACAGATAGATGGGTGCACCAATTTTGCTCGTAGCCCGATTCTTCAGCCACTGAATTGCGCTCAAAGGGCTCATGAAAGGTATAATGACTTTTCTAACGCCCTGTACGCTACCTTCGAAATCTTCTTTATCTACAGTCTTTCCTAGATCACGTTCACAAATACTAGTGATCATATCTTCGAGTGTTGAGGTGTAAGACCTACTAAACTGCTTTACCGCGTCGACGAACACTTGCTCCTCTACTAGATCAATCGCTAACATTTCGCTTCGATCATTGAGCTTCTTTGTCTGTGTAATATTTGATATGTAAAAATACTTGACAATCGAAGGTTCTTCGAGACCCGATGGATCACCAATAACGATTCGAAACTTCTCTGTGCCTTGAATTCCTAGCGCATCCTTTAAACCCATATCATCGATAAGCACTATCTTAGCATCGACAAAAGGTTTACCAATATGCTCGAAGAATTGTAATTCAAGAACATTACTTTTTACATCAACAACACTTTCGTCATCATATGTGGACGTAGATATTATCGAGGCTTCTAGTATACTAAATTGTGATTGAGTCGAAGGCATTAATTATCTCGCAGTAAGACGTTTATGTTCACCGACAATCTTATCAATGAATTGGTTCTTGATCACGCGTATTCTTTTTGTCTTGTCATTCTCTGCAATCAACCAATCGATGTTCGATACCGCAGTTATCGTTCCATCGAAGAATAGATAGTCAACAACTTCACCAACAGAATCCGTGAAATGGTGTGTTCCTTCATATTCATACTTTGTACTTACCGAAAGCATTTCATTCAAAGAGATAGCGGAGTCGACAGTAGGAATCGTGTCTTGATAAACGATAGGATAATTGACTGCGATTGTTGCGCTATCAGCCGTTCCGTATGTTATAGTAGTAGGAGCTAAATAAGCGGCTTGACCTGCTACAGAATCACCCGTAGCGAACGTAGCACTTCTCGCACTATCTTTGACATTACCAATAGTCACTTCAGCATTTTGTATATTGAGGTCGAGTACTTCACCGTAGAAATTACCAATAGTAACAGTCTGCCCGACAGGAAATGCAATAGCGATATGTTTTGCTAACACATCAACTCTTGCGGTAGCACTATCTGCATATCCAAGTTCAGCAGAGTCGCCTACGATTGCGGTTGGTATAGAAATACCTAGTTGACAAACATAATTTGGATACGCTTTCTTGATCGCATAGTCACTGACATCTTGAAGAGTCATGGGCCAGCCAGACTCGCGAAGTCGGGGGTTCATCGAAAAGAATGTCCACTCATACTCGCTGGTGCCATATAGCTTATGTGCTAGGGTATCCGGTCTATCAAAATCTAGTATCTCATATTCAATATATGTACTTGCATCATCGCCAACCCTATCGACTAGATCGACGTATTGGGCTAACTTTTGAAAGTAAACAGGATCTTCCGCATCACCGAACTTATAGAGTTGTCTCGGAAAGTTTTCGAAATAATTTGACATTAGTATCCTCTGTCCCTTATCATGTTTTTATCGAGTGCTGATATCTCTTGGAAGTTAATCGTTAAATCGCATTCTACAAACGATCCGTCTGTATGTAGACCGTTACCCGTTGAGTTATAAGATGTTTGCACATCTTTAAGATAGCACCGCTGAATTTTTGAAGCTGGATTGCCACCCGTTTGATTCTTGACTTGAAGTTCAAATACATTAGGAAATTTGTATGCAATAGGTATGTTCTCGTCGCCTACTGTGATCTTTTCAGGATACAACTCTTGCCTAAAGAACTTTATGATCTGCTTTATCTCAAACGCTTCTCGTTCGCTATTTGCTATCATCTTAAATGTGAAAGAGAATTGTCGAAGCTGAACTTCTTTGAATAATGTTCTGTGATTAGGTGCGGAGGATATACGTGTCGAACTTCGAACAGCATCACCTAATCCTTCGGTCGCTCCAGATCCTATGACAGCACCACCTAATGCGCTTCCTGCTAACTTACCGACTATAGCACCAATACCAGCACCCGAAGCTTTTGCTACAGCTTGCGCGGCTAAGGCAGCCGCAGTAGTTGTGAATGTTCCGTCACCGTTAGTAGCTCCGGCGAATGGATTTCTACCACCACCCATCGCTTCGAGACCAGCACCTAATGCTCCAAGAGGTGGTGAATCGTATGTAACATTGTCAGAAAAGCGTAAGTCTCTTTGGAGGGGCATCACCACTTTACCTACTGGTTCACCTCGCGAAGTATTCTCATAAGACGTAGTTGATCGATTCTTTTTACCTGCATTAGCTTTCTGTTCTGCAAGGACCAACGCGCTTTCGGTTGCTCTTGCATCTATTTCAGCCTCACTAATGTCTGTATCAGTGCCTGATAAGAATTTCGTAGCTCTATCGAATGCTGATCCTAGAGATGCACCAAGGTCAAGTTTACCATCAATCTTGTATGCAGTAAATGTAATTGTTCCGGGGTAGCCTTTACCCGACATAGGCATAGACAGAGGATATCTGAATTCACGAGTTTTAGCATTAAGAGCCGAGACTTCAGAACGAGTCGATTCAGTACCATCAAGTCCCTCCATCTTTTTGTCAAAAATAACATTGGTCGCGTCTTGACTTATAGACTGTGCTGTGTTACGCGCATCCTGCTCGGCTTTCTTAATTTGACTAGGATTCATATTTTTAAACCTTACTAAATATAGTTTCTAATAATCTTTATTTATAAGGAAACTAGTGGCTTATTCTGGCAGATATAAAGTTAAAAACCCATCGAAGTATAAGGGTGACTATTCTAAAGTGGTGTATCGATCAATGTGGGAGAAATACGCCTTTACATGGTGCGACGATGACCCTAATGTTATAGGATGGTCAAGCGAAGAGGTTGTGATACCATACTACTATGACATCGATAAACGATATCATCGATACTTCATGGACTTGAAAGTGACATATGCTGATCGTCGAACTGTTCTTATTGAGATCAAGCCGAAGAAAGAGACGATGCCACCAAAAGGTGATAAGCGCACCCGACGATATTTAAACGAGGGATTGACGTATGTTAAAAACCAGAATAAATGGAAAGCCGCATCTAACTTCGCAAAAGATAACGGTTGGTCGTTTGAAATATGGACAGAGGTTGAGTTGACTGCGAAAGGAATAATGCCTAAGCCACTGAAGAAACTAAAACCACTAAAGAAATTAAAATCCACTAAGAAAAAGACTAAATAAACGTATGAGTGAAATCTTTAAAAAAGTAGAACAAGAAGCGTTTCGTGCGGGCATAACGCCACGTAGTAAAGAGGCGACTGCATGGTTTAGAAAGAAAGTGCAAAAAATGCGAGGCATTAATCGTCGCGCTCTTATGCGAGAACAAGAGCTAGAGTTACGCAGTACGCGTGGCGCTCGTAGTAGCAAAGGCATTGGTGATATGTACATGTACTTCTACGATGCCAAGCACCGAGATACGCTTCCGTACTGGGACGCATTTCCTTTAGTGATCATTGTTGGTCCTGCAAAGGGTGGGTTTCTAGGGCTGAATCTTCACTACTTGCCTATACCACTTCGTGCCAAGTTACTAGACGAACTAATGAAAGTTACAAACAATAAAGCGTGGGATGAAACTACTAAGTTTCAAGCCTCATACAAATTTCTTACTGCTAGTTCAAAGTTTAAATGGTTCAAGCCGTGTTTAAAGCATTACCTGACTTCTCAAATTGAAGGGCAGATGGCATACGTACCACCACCAGAATGGGAAATAGCGACATTTTTACCGACTCAACAATTTCAGGGTAATAAAGGTGCTGTTTATAAAGATTCGAGGAGCATGATCTAATGTTTAGACCAAGTAGCATAGATGAATTTAAAAGTCTTGTAGGTTCAAAACGTGGAGCCGCAAAGACGAATTTATATCATGTTCAATTGCCTGCGATTCGAGGAGCTGATTCTCCTAGGAACATGTCGTTTCTCTGTACGAGTGTGACATTACCTTCGAGGCAAATTCTTACTGCGGCTCGTGATATGGGTGTTGATCAACAACAAGTCGCGTACGGGTTTCAGAATCCTGAAGTCTCTATGACCTTTCGTGTAATGAATGATCAGAGTACCCGACGATATTTCGAAGGTTGGATGGATAGCATTATCGTCCGTACTGACGATCTAGAAGGTAGGTATGTTTCTGAGTATGCCGACAACTACTGCTTTCCTTTACACATCTATCAATTAGAGAAAGGA